CACAATAACCTGCTGATCGCGCGCCGCTTTGAAGACACGGGTTCCACCCTTTGGGCAGTCCTGAATCGTATTCAGGAAAACGTGATTAAAGGCGGAGTTAACCTGAACCGTCCGCGCCGCCAATCGAGCACGCGCCTATTGCGTTCGGTGTCTGATGATGCGCGAGTTAATGCGCGGTTATGGGAAGCGGCTGATGCACTAGTGGTCTGACACTATCGGGGCGAAAGCCCCGATAGAAATAAAATAATGGCCCTGGATCGGGGTCCCGGTATAATGGGCGAAGCCCCGGGACCCCGGTGCTTTAATACAGGAGAATGAAATGCGTAAAACATCAGACCCGAATGTAGTATGCCCCGATGATCTCTACACCAAGGCAGAACTCGCCAGGATGGAAGAGATCGCAGACATCGAAGAGCAGATCAACGCAATTAATCGCGAACTTCAACGCCTGGACGATGCACACAATGGCGCCGATATGGCTGGGGACTATGCGCAGTTATCCGCAATCGAAACCCGCATGGAAGTGTTGATCGAATTGCAGTGTGAACTGCAGGGCGAAATTAAATCACTTGAGACTGTAGACTGATGGTATAATTACATCACCGATCGGCAATCGCCGATCGGATTAATACAGGAGAATGAAATGCAAGCTTATCTGATTGACCCGTTTAATAAGACCATCACCGCTGTTGAGTATTCTGGTGATTACAAGCAAATCTATCAGCACATCGGTGCTGATCTGTTCACCGCTGCCACCTTTAATGACTTCGGTGATTCCGTGTTCGTGGATGATGAGGGCCTGTTCAAGCCTGACCAGGAATTCTTCCTGGTCAACGGTTATCCCCAGCCCCTGGCTGGTAAGGGCCTAGTCCTGGGATGCAATGACGATGGTGATTCAGTCGAGCCCAGCATCACACTTGACCAGTGCCGCGCACTGGTGGACTGGGTTCCGCATCACATGTTGAGATCCTTCGCTTAACTCCTGGCCGCGAGAGCGGCAGACCCCGGGCCTTGTGCCCGGGGTTTTTTATTCCCTGTCCATTACTTTCTACCTATCGCCCAGGTCTGGGCGATAAAGAAAAAATAATTGACCCCGAATTTTTTTCAGTCTTTCCCTGGAGGATGGCGGGGGTGGGCGGGCCCGCTTATACATGCCTGGAGTCCCTGACCGTTTTGACCTGCTTCCCCAGTTCGCTTCGCTTCCTTCCCTGCAAACCACCCCTTCGCTCAGGCTCGGGCTTTAGGCCCAGAAACCGGCAGTCAGCCAAGTGGTCAAAACTTAACCAGCTAGGAACCACCCCCTTGTTCTAAAACACGTTTTCCGTTTAAAATTTTTACAAAATTCAAAACCTGGGGTCCGTCTGCGTGCAAACATCAGCACCTGAAGAAGAAATACTCAAGCTTGAACTACGCCTGGCGCAGCTAGAACTGCAGGAACGTGCTCGGGAAAGCTTCCTTGAATTTGTGAAGTACGTTTGGCCCGGGTTCATATGTGGGCCGCACCATAAAATCATGGCCGAGAAGTTTGAAAGGCTTGTCAGAGGCGACTTGAAGCGTGTCATTATCAACATCGCCCCTCGTCATGGTAAGTCAGAACTCACTTCGTATCTGTTTCTCGCTTGGCTCATGGGCCAAAAGCCGGACTCCAAGATCATTCAGGCCACGCACACAGGCGAACTCGCCATGCGCTTTGGCCGGAAGGTCCGAAATCTGATGGACTCGGACGTTTACAAGGAGATTTTCCCTGAGGTATCCCTGGCCGCAGACTCAAAAGCAGCGGGCCGGTGGGAGACGAGCAAGGGCGGGGAATATTTTGCCGCTGGTGTAGGTGGGGCGATGACGGGCCGTGGTGCGGATTTCTTGGTCATTGACGATCCGCACTCGGAACAAGACGCATTATCAGAGACGGCGATGGAAAATGCGTACGAGTGGTATACGGCTGGACCCCGCCAGCGTCTGCAGCCGGGCGGCAGAATCTTGGTTGTGATGACCAGGTGGTCAAAGGTGGACTTGACCGGACGAGTTTTGGCCGATCAGGCCAAAAATCCAATGTCGGACCAGTGGGAAGTGATCGAATTTCCTGCAATCATGCCAAGCGGCAAGCCTTGTTGGCCGGAATTTTGGAAAATCGACGACCTGTTACGGGTTAAAGCTGCGTTGCCCGTGTCTAATTGGAACGCGCAGTGGATGCAAAACCCCACGGCTGAGGAAGGGGCGATCTTTAAGCGGGAGTGGTGGCAGGTTTGGAACAGGGACCAAGTTCCACGGCTCTCGTACATTATCCAAAGCTACGATACGGCGTACTCCAAGAAGGAGACGGCGGACTTTTCTGCGATAACGACGTGGGGAGTGTTCCAGCCGATTGAGGGTGAGGCTGATCACCTGATTTTGTTGGACGCCAAGAAGGGTCGGTGGGACTTTCCGGAGCTAAAACGGAAAGCGCTGGAGATGTATAAGTTTTGGAACCCTGATTGTGTGTTGATTGAGGCCAAGGCAAGTGGTCTGTCGCTCACGCAAGAACTCAGGCGAACCGGGATTCCGGTGATTAACTACTCACCTGGGGGCAGGAACAGGGCGACAGATAAGATTGCGAGGGCAAACTCTGTTTCGCCGGTGTTTGAGGCGGGGTTCGTGTGGGCGCCGGACGAACATTGGGCCGAGGAGCTTGTTGAGGAGATGGCTGAATTTCCGTTTGGTGAGCATGATGACTTGACAGACTCGGCGGTTCAGGCGGTAATACGGTTTAGGCAGGGGAATTTTCTCACGCTGCCAAGTGATTTCATTGATGATGCGGTGGGCCCACAATCCTATGAGTACTACTAGTCATGGCCGAAAATAACCCCTCTGATGTTTCCAAGATCCTTTCCACGATTAGGGAAGTTGAGTCTGGAAACAACTATTCGGTGGGGTCAAAAAGCTCGTCTGCATCCGGGGCGTATCAATTTATTGATTCGACCTGGCGTGATTCGACTAAGAAGTTTGGCATAGGAACCGAGTACCAGCGGGCAAAAGATGCCCCTCCTGAAATCCAGGATGCAGTAGCTGCAGCAGCAGTCAAAGACATATTACAACGAGTCGGTGGCGACGTATCCAAGGTGCCGATCGTCTGGTACACGGGCAATCCGCAAGGTCAAATGACCGAAGCCGCATTAAAAGCGAACCAGGGTTTGACCCCGGACAAGTATCAGCAGAAGTGGCTCTCCGTATTTAACAAAGGCGCACCGACCACGGCCCAAGCAAAGCCGACTCAGGTTGCGCAAGCCGCAACTGCTGCTCCATCAGTGATGCCAGCGGCCCAGGCAAAGACAGCCACGGACCTCCCACCAAGTTATCGGATGGCGTTGGCGGCAAATTACCTGGCGGACACCGAAAGTCCGGAGACTTCTGTTGTTGAGCGGGCGATGGAGATGCTCACAGAGTCTCAGGGTGGGGCGTCCAAGAATCCGATGACCGCGTTTACGCAAGCTACTGGTGAACAGACCATTGATCCGTTCCAGTTTGTCAATCAGCCACAGCAAGAACCCAAGCGAAGGGCGCTCCCGCGCATGCCCGTGCGCATGGCCGAGGGTGGTCCAGTTGCGAATGAAAATGAATCTCAAATAGAGCGGTTGTATAGGGAAAACCTGGGTAGACAATCGGACGTAGAAGGTCGGCAGTTTTGGGAAAAAGAGTTTGGCCCCGAGGTCGATGCTGCGGAAAGACTGAGATTCATTGAAAGCGCTGCCCCAGAAGTGCAGCGGCGCATGGCAGCGGGCGATAAGACGCTGCCGGGTTTCATGCAAGTTCCTACGGACGTTAGAACGGCCCTGCAATCAACAGACTTGACCACGGACCAGTATAAAACGCTGGCAAATTACTTTGGTAACCAGTGGATCGGGGGCGAAGCTGAGGATCCGGCGTCTCTTACCCGTCGTGATTACATCGAGCGGCCAAGATCCGGGTATGACTTTGCGACTTTCCTTGCCTCAAGAAGCAAGGACCACGGTGCAGCAGCCGATACACAACAGCGGTTTACTAATTTGATGGCGCCATACGTCGGAATGGACACAGGTTCTCCGGCAGAGATGTTCTATACCGGCGGGGAGAGCAACGATTACGGGTACATCGTGACTAACCCGTTGACCGGCGAAAGACAGATAGCGTATCGCTCCGGCCCACTTGGTCCAACCGAAGAAGGCATTTACAGAACGAGTATCGGCAAACACCACAGCTCCATTGGAGATCCGGATAGGACTCGTTATGCCGCAGGAATGGACTACCGAGTTGACCCGCAGACGGGAAAGGTCACTTTTGTTAGCCCGTATTTGGAAGGCTACCAAGAGCGCAAACGCAATAACGCTTTTCCAATAGCGGCACTGGCCACAATCGGCGGTATGGCCCTTTTCCCAGGAGCGGACCTTGTCAGTATGGCTTCTCGCGGAGCAATTAATGCCGCCGCAAACCGTGGGGGCAAACTGTTTTCTCAAGGTGGCCCGGTAAATCGTAAGGATGGCTCACCGCCTAGCGGTGAAGTAGCGGACATTGCCGAGCAGATGACGGTTGGAACGATTCCAACGGAAGGTCAGACGCCTGCCGGTCAGGTGTTCAGGAACATTGGTCGGGATGTCGTGCGCGGGGCGCAGTACCTACCGTACGATTTGATTGGCGCACCTGTGGACATCGCCACGATGGCCATGCGCCCGTTTGGGTATAACGTTGAGAAGCCCTTCATGGGCAGTGAGTACCTGATCGACAAAGCCAGACAGGCAGGAATCGCTGATCAGCCCACGGGTTCGGCAGCAGAGACTGCAACTCGTATCGGCATGGGCTTCGTGAACCCTGCTGCAGGAGCCAGGGCTGTTGGCAAAGGGATCATGGCGCTTGAAAAAGGTGCAGAAATGATTGAAGCACCTGGCTTTGCTACTACAGCACCTGCTGGAATTCTTCGTTTACCGGGCGGAACGTTTGTTACTAATCCGGAAAGCGGCCTTTCCAAGATGATTAACCGCTCGGCTGAAAGAGCGCGAGCATCTGTTTTGGGTGATTCAGAAAAAGCAACGGCTGCAGCCGAAATGTTTACCAAGAAAGCGTTTGATTTTTATACCAAACGTGCTGGAAGCCCGTTGGACGAGCTTAAGCAAGAACTGATCGCTGGTCGCATCAAGCTTCCAAAGGAGATGGATAAGGTCTTTCCAAAGTATCTTCTTGAGAGTGCACGCAAAGGAGACCTAAGCGCCATGCGTGACTTGGAAAGACGATATGACGAAATGTTGGGTATCGAGCAAAGGAAGATATTGGCAAAAGATTATTCTGAACGAGAAAGTCGCTATGAGGCAAGTCAAGAACTTCGTCAAAATATCACACAAGGCATTCTTGCTCAGTTTAAACAAACCCCAGAATTAATATCCGACGATCTTTTGTATAAACTAACAAATAAAAATCCGACAGAAGTGCGCATTCGTATTAAAGACAATCCCGAATATTTCTCTACCGTTATTGAGCCGAAGATTACAGAGCTAATAAATGTGGAGGGGGAAACAATTGCTCCTTCTGACCTTGCACGCTTTCCATCAAGCACGGCTGCTTTCCAACCAGGAGTAATGACTGCCAACGAATTAGAGGCGGCAAAACGTGGACAACCAATTCTTGAGTTAACTAAAACTTATCCAGAATTGTTTGGGTACGACATTGATTTGCTTGCCAAACAAGCAGGCAAGATGAGCACCCAGGAACTTAAAGACATAACCTTTGCTACCTTTGTTTCCCGTGCATCAAAACTTGCCGCAAAAGAAAAAGGATTGATGGCGCAAGCAGACACGGCGGCACAGGCAATTAAAGCAAACAAGCCAGTAGACCCAAAACTTTTGTCCTACGGAACGTCTGAATTTATGGCTTTGCCGGACGGATTCCAGTGGAGAAAAATTACTGACCCAGATGCCACGATTGTTCAAGCTGCCGTGATAGATAACTCGATTAAAGGCTATGCAAACTACGGCGCATACGGGCCATTTAATAATGGACGCAAAGCTTTGGAAGAAGGCAATGTTGAACTTTACGTGCTGTATGATTCCAAAGGAATGCCAGTAACTAACGTTGAGCTGGCTAAGGGTCTGAAGTCTGGCAAATTCTCTATGCGCCAAGCATATGGCGATGGTCCGTTGACCGGGAATGTTTTGCCAAGTAACTATTTGCCCCAACTAAAAGCACTGATTAACAAAATTCAACCTACAGACCTACCGTTTGGGCTTTCAGAAAAAATCCGATACATAGACGCTCCAGAAGGCTTTGCCAAGGGCGGTATCGTAGACAAACCACTATATGATCGGGCAATGTAATGGCCAAGAAAAAGAAACCTAACAACATTGAAAAAGCGCTTGGCGCCGTGGGCGAAGAGCAGATGATGCCGCCTGAAGTAGATGTGGAAATTGAAGATGAAGACGAGGGTCCTGACAAGGACGAAGGCGTAAGCATTGAGATTGGCGCTGACGGTAGTGCGACCATTACGATGGGCGAAGAGGAAGACGAAGAAAAAGAAACCAAACACTACGAAAACCTTGCCAAGTATTTAGATCAGTCTGATCTGGCCAACATTGGCTCCGAGATCCTTGAATATTTTGACGCCGACGTAGCTTCCCGCGAAGAGTGGGAGCGGACCTATGCCGAAGGATTCAAAAGCCTGGGCTTTCAATACGAAGTCAGGACCAAGCCTTTCCGTGGCGCATCGGGCGTGTCTGTCCCCATGCTGACGGAAGCCATTACCCAGTTTTCTGCCCAGGCCATGAAAGAACTCATGCCCCCGGGCGGGCCCGTGCGCACGACCGTGATCGGTGCAAGTAACCGTCGCCGTGAGGCACAAGCCCAGCGTGTAAAAGACTACATGAACTACGAGATCACCACGGTCATGAAGGAATACACGCCAGACTTTGACCAAATGCTCTGGTACGTGGGTTATGGTGGGTCAGCCTTTAAGAAGGTTTACTTTGACAAGGCTAAGAAGCGTTGTGTATCGCCCTTCATTACCCCCGATAACTTTGTGATGCCCTATCATGGTTCGAGCAATCCTTGGGAAAATGAACGCTGCATTCAAGTGGTGCCTATGTCTGCCAACGAGCTTCGCAAAGCGCAGGTGGCGGGCGTTTATCTGGATGTTGCGATGGAAGAGGCGCCAGTTACGCCTCGCGAAACTCCAATCTCGGATGCAGAAGATCGTGCGTCTGGCCAGACTCCGGGCTATATGGATGAGGAATACACGCTTTTAGAGGCGCATATTCTGTATGACGTCCCTGGCTTTGAGGACAAGGACGGAATCAAAAAGCCGTACATCATTACCGTTGACAAGGATAGCGGCAAAGTCCTATCCATCTACCGCAATTGGCGCGAGGACGATGAAACGTGTTGCGCGGAGCAATATTACGTTCATTACATGTTCCTCCCCGGCCCCGGATGCATGGGCTATGGTCTCGTACACTTGATTGGCAACCTAAACCGTGCCGCCACCTCTGCCCTACGGCAGTTGCTGGATGCCGGAACGCTGGCTAATCTGCCTGCCGGATTTAAAGCTCGTGGCCTGCGGATCGCAGATGACGACAACCCCCTGCAGCCAGGCGAGTGGAGAGATATCGATGCGGGTGGCGCGGATCTAGCGTCCTCATTGCTGCCCCTTCCATACAAGGAGCCCAGCCAGACGCTCTATACCTTGATGGGATTCTGTATTGACTCTGGTCGCAGGCTTGCCAGCATTGCTGACATGCAGGTGGGCGACGGTAACCAACAAGCTGCGGTGGGAACAACAATAGCATTGTTAGAAAAGGGTGCCAATGTTATGTCGGGCATCCACAAGCGCTTGCACTACGCACAAAAGCTTGAGTTTGAACTGTTGGCCAACTGCATGGCCAAACACCTGCCCGATGAGTATCCGTATGAGGTCGAGGGCGGCGATCGCAAGATCTTTAAGGAGGATTTTGACGAGCGTATCGACATATTGCCGGTGGCTGATCCCAACGTGCATTCCTCGGCCCAGCGCATCATGATGGCGCAGACCCAATTGCAACTGGCCCAATCTGCTCCTCAGATGCACAACCTGTATGAGGCCTATCGTCGGATGTACGAGGCTCTAGGGGTGCGGGACATCGACATGATTCTGAACTATGACGATACCCAGGAGCCCAAGCCAAAAGATCCGGCAACGGAAAACGCTGACGCAATTGATGGCAAGAAGCTAAAAGCCTTTGCTGGTCAGCAACACGATGCCCACATCGTGAGCCACATGCTCCAGGGCATGAGCCCGATTGTTCAGGGTAATCCTTTAGCTGCCATGGTCCTGACAAAGCACGTACTCGAACACGTACGTATCAAGGCCGAGGAGCAAGTCGAGGCCCAGATCTTTGCCGAGTATGGCCCAGAGGGTAAGGGCATGGTTTCGGACATCCAGAAAGAGGCCATGGTAGCAATGCTGGTGGCTCAGGGCATGGGCGAGTTACGTCAACTGTCCAGCCAACTGTCTGGCGAAGGTCAACCCGATCCGCTGATCAAGCTTAAAGAGCAGGAACTGGCCCAGCGGGCGCAGGCGGACCAGGCAAGAATTCAGGCCGACCAGCAGAAAATTGGTCTCCAACAGCAAGAAATGCAACAAAAAGCGGCTACTGATGCAGCACGGATTGCCTCTCAGGAGGGTATCGCTGACCAGAAAGCTAATTTAACCTTAATGCGACTTCAACAAATGGGAGTACAAAATGCCACTCAAAAAAGGCAGTAGTCAAAAAACAATCAGCGGAAACATCTCCGAGATGGTCCGCAAGTACAAAAAGTCTGGGTCCATCGGCACCAGCAAACCCGCCAGCAAGAAAAAAGCGGTGAAACAGGCCGTTGCGATTGCCTTGAAAAAGGCAGGAAAAGCCCGTGGAATGAAGAGTGGCGGCGTGCCGGGCCCTGTAAAAGAGGTCATGCGCAAGGATGCCAAAGTACCAACCAAAATTTATTAGGAGTTGATCATGCCCCGTAATTACCGCCCGACGACTGCCCGGGAAAAGGCCAAACTAGCCAAGTCCCGCGAAATGATGCAGCGTGGAATTCAGGGAGAAGATGACTTTTTGTCTAAAATCTCCACCACTATGGCCAAAGCCGCTCGCGACGACCAGAAAATGGCCAAGGAAATGTACTACTCAGTCCCGCAGGAGGCTCGTGAGTACGAGGCCTATAACGAAGCGGGCTACAAAAGTGGCGGAATGGTGAATGTCCGTGGTCAGGGGGCCGCCCGCAAAACCAAGGGATGCAAGATCACTTAATGGAACATCTAGTCGAACAACTTTACAAGCTCATCCGGTCTCGCAAACACGAGATCGGTGAGCAAATGATTTACGGAGGCGTCAAAGACCTCGAACACTACCACGGCCTTGTTGGTGAGGTTCGAGCTTTGCAAATGGTCGAAGACCGTATGACAGAGATACTGACGAAAGTAGAAAGCGATAAGTAGAAACCCTAACCTCGTGGCGGATGCCACGCAATAACGGAGAAATTGATGACAGAAATGACAGCACTACAGAAGAAGTGGGCAGACGAACGCGCCGCTGAACAGAAAGCTGATGAGGAAGAGGCTCAAAACCGTCCAGAAAACATGGATCAGAGCGTTTTGGACCGAATCCCAAAGCCCACTGGCTGGCGGATCGTGGTTTTGCCATTCAAGCCACCCAAAAAAACCAAGGGCGGCATTGTTTTGGCTGAACAGGCTGCCGAACGGCAACAAATCGCTACGGTATGTGGGTATGTCGTGTCTCTTGGGCCCCTGGCCTATGCAGACAAGGAGAAGTTTCCCCACGGCCCGTGGTGCGAGAAGGGGGATTGGGTGATCTTTGGCCGTTATGCCGGTGCCCGCATTGGCATAGACGACGGGGAGATCCGAATCCTGAATGACGACGAGATTCTGGCCACCATCCAGGATCCCGAAGATATCCGACACATGGTCTAAGGAGAAAAAACCATGCCTGAGAACGAAGAAGTTAAAGACGAGGTCCAAGTCCCCGCTGGGGACGACCAACTGGAATTCAACCTGGGCGAAGGCGAACAGGGTGCCGAGGTTGAAATCGCAGACGACGGTACGGCTGAAATAAAAGAGCCGGTTGCTGCTGAACCGGAAGAAGCCGCCAAGAAAGGGGTCCCCGAGCGCGGTACCCAGGAGCACGAGGAGTACAGCGCCAAGGTCAAAAAACGCATTGAGAAGATGACCGCCAAGCTGCGCGAGGCGGAGCGCCGGGAGCAGGCAGCCCTGGAGTACGCCAAGCAGGTCCAGGCCAATCTCCAACAAATGCAGGCCCGGACTCAGGCCTTAGATCAGGGATACTTAACTGAAGCCAAGGGCCGGATCGAGTCTCAGATCTCTATTGCTGAGGCAAATCTGCAGGATGCCGTGGAGCGCGGGGACGGAAAGGCGGTTGTTGAGGCCCAGAAGTTTCTCTCTCAACTGATGATCCAGCAGGACCAGTTCCAGCGTGCTGCAGCGCAACGCCCCCAGCAAGTGCAGC